GTAGAAGCAGTAAGTTCACGTATTGCAAATATTCGTGAAGGTTTAAACAAACTTAAAGGCAGCAAAACATATGCTGCAGCACTTGAAGCATTTTCAAGTGATGGTGAAAAACTAGATGAAGATGATTTCGCAGATATTAAAGATAAATTTACAGTTTCATATTTTGATGAAAATGTAGAAGGTGCATTACCATATGTACAAGCACTTGTAAAAGAAATGCAAGTAGTGCGTGAACAACGTGCAGCAATTGAAGAAGCAATCGGTAACTTAGTTGCGTTTGTTGAATCAAAGGACATGTTTGGTTTACGTGAAGGAACTAACTTAAAAGCAGATCCTGAGAATCCAATGAGAGCAAAAATGGAATCAGCAAGATCGCAATTAGGTGCAGTAATGGAATATATCGCTAACGTATTAGACGAAAGCGAACAGGAATTGGCAACTAAATTGCAAGAAGCAAGTAAATTAGTTGACAGTATTCAAGACGATGCTATGCTAGGTAAATCAGCTCGTGCAATCACACAGTTGATGCCTAAACTAAGTGTCGTTGAGAAAGAAGAAGTACGTTCAGAGTCGGTTGATTGGGAACAAGAATTTGATAAGATGTTCGAAAATTATGATGTAACTAAAATTTTTAATTGACAACTGGCACAAAACGTATTATTATCAAGACAATAAGTACATTGTCACAAAGGCAAAACTTAGGCAAACAAAACATAGGCAACATTAAGGAGAATAACTATGGCATCATTGGCAGAAATTCGTGCAAAACTACAAGAACAAGATAACCGTGGAAGCGGTAATCAATCGAGCGGAGGAGGCGACAATGCTATCTTCCCATTTTGGAATATCCCAGAAAATTCAACTAGTGTAATTCGTTTCCTTCCAGATGGAGATACGAGTAATACTTTCTTTTGGCGTGAGCGTCAAATGATTAGACTAGAATTTGCAGGTGTCGAAGGACAACCTGATTCTCGTCGTGTAACAGTTAATGTACCTTGTAACGAAATGTGGGGACCAGTAGGAAGCTGCCCTGTACTGTCAGAGGTGCGTAATTGGTTTAAAGATCCTAGTTTAGAAGATATGGGTCGTAAGTACTGGAAAAAACGTTCATACGTATTCCAAGGTTTTGTAGTTGAGAATTCACTCGATGAAGAAACTCCGGAAAATCCAATCCGTCGTTTTATTATTAACCCAAGCATCTTTAACATTATCAAAGGTGCACTTATGGATAGTGACTTTGAAGAACTACCTACTGATTATGAAGCAGGTACAGACTTCCGTTTAACTAAAACTACAAAAGGTCAATATGCAGACTACTCAACATCAAGTTGGGCACGCCGTGAGCGTTCGCTAAACAGCGATGAACGTGCAGCAATTGACACATATGGTTTGTATAATCTAAACGATTATCTTCCTAAACAGCCTAGCGAAGAAGAACTTCGTGTTATTGGCGAAATGTTTGAAGCAAGTGTTGATGGTAAATTGTATGATCCTGCAGCATGGGGTAATTTTTATCGCCCAGCAGGTGTACAAATTGATACATCAAACAGTGCACCAAATACAGGTAGTGCTAGTCCTGCACCGGCACCTACGCCTACTCCAGCTGCAACTCCTGTAGCTGAAACAGTAACAGATACTGGTTGGCAAGAACCTGTTGCACCTGTAACACCTCCTGCACAACAGGAGCAAGTTGCTGAAACAGTAGCAGCAACAGCACCAGCAGCAGAAGGCGAAAAGCCTAGTGCGCAAGATATTCTTGCAGCAATTCGTGCACGTGGAAACTAATTCTTAACAAAAAACCCGGCGGGGCGGCACCAAGTCGCCCCATTCTTTCTAGGAGATAATTATGGCAAAACCTTTTGACATTGCGAAATTTCGCAAAAGTATTACTAAGAGTGTGCCTGGTCTTAGTAGCGGATTTAGAGATCCAGATACATGGATTAGTACAGGCAACTATACATTAAACAAATTAGTTAGTGGACGTTTTGATGGCGGTATTCCACTAGGCAAAGTATCAGTCTTTGCAGGCGAATCAGGTGCTGGCAAATCATTTATTTGCTCAGGCAACTTAGTACGTGAAGCACAAAAGCAAGGTATCTTTGTTGTACTAATTGATACAGAAAATGCACTAGACGCAAAATGGCTAGAAGCACTAGATGTTGATGTTAGTGAAGACAAACTGCTCAAACTAAATGTAGCAATGATTGATGACGTTGCTAAACTTATCAGTGAGTTTATGAAAGATTATAAGTCACAGTATGCAGACAAAGACGAAGAAGATCGTCCTAAAGTATTGTTTGTAATCGACTCGCTTGGCATGATGCTAACACCTACTGATATTGATCAGTTCCAAAAAGGTGACATGAAAGGTGACTTGGGACGTAAACCTAAAGCACTTACAGCACTTGTTCGTAACTGTGTTAACATGTTTGGTGATTACAATGTCGGCCTAGTAGCAACTAACCACACATACGCATCGCAAGATATGTTTGATCCAGATGACAAGATTAGTGGCGGACAAGGCTTTATCTATGCATCCAGTATCGTTGTTGCAATGCGTAAACTTAAACTAAAAGAAGATGAGCAAGGTAACAAAATTTCAGAAGTACGTGGTATTCGTGCCGCATGTAAAGTAATGAAAACACGTTACAGTAAACCTTTCGAAAGTGTACAAGTTAAGATCCCATATGAGACCGGAATGAGTCCATATAGTGGGTTAGTAGACTTAGCAGAAGGCAAAGGTGTCCTAAAGAAAAGTGGTAACCGCTTAGAGTATATTGATAAAGAAACAGGTGAAGCAATCCTCAAATTCCGTAAAGCATGGGAAGCTAATGACGAAGGTGTATTAGACTTAATCATGAAACAATGGGATGACAAAGAAGTAGATGATGTTATTGAAGATATTGAAGAAGAAGAACTAAATATCGAAACAACACTATCTGAGGAATTAACTATCAATGAAACTGAGTGAAGATGAAATCGAACAGTTCATGAATCTGTGGATGGCTATTAAACCATACATTACTGCAAAAGACAAATACGATGCTTGTCAAAAGTTTATTATGACATTAGAAGAAACAATCGATATTGAAGATGTTGCAGATGAGTTAGTTGGATATGATGGAACGGTTGACAAAGTACTAAGAGACCATTATATTGAACATACAGACTTTGATGAATATAATGAAGATGATGAATGGTAAATGTCACACTGGTTTAATGAAATCCGCAAGGACTTTAATAAAATAATTCCTGCAATTAATTATTACGAAACACAACTAGATGAAGCTCGTGTAGAGTGTAGTCTCAAAGGCAATGTTGAAAAACACAGTAGAGATATGCCTGGTATAGTTGAGCATCGTTTTAATCAGTTGCAGGAAATTGAAGCAATATTAGAATACCTTAATATTGAATTACGCAAAGTTAAAACAGAGAAATACAAAAAGTTTCTCGAACACTACAACCGTGCTCTTAGTTCGAGAGATGCAGACAAGTACGCAGAAGGTGAACAAGACGTAGTTGACCAACAGCATATTTGTAATGAGTTTGCACTTATACGAAACAAGTATATGGGACTGATTAAAGCATTGGACGCCAAGCAGTTTCAAATAAACAATATTGTTAAACTACGTGCAGCAGGATTAGAAGACATTAGTTTATAAAAAAATTACAACCCTTTGAAAGTGCAGGATTCTTTTCTGCACTTTTTTGTTGACTTCTGGATCTACAATCACTATATTATATATGTAGACGGAGGAAACAATATGTTTGAAGTTGGAATGGGAATTATTCGACAGTATCGTAATTATACCGCATTAGGAGAAATTACTTCTATTCATGATGATGCAGATGGCGAAACTCTTGTTACTGTAATGTATAATGACGGTGCTGTAAAAACCTACACTGAGTCTGCAATGGACACTCCTCGTATAATTGTAACTGAAGAGGTAATTTGGTAATGCTTTACAGTGTAATCGGCGGTACTAAAAAAGAACGTGCAGCAGTTACTGAAGCACTTTGGTTTGCTAAAAAATATTGGTTGCCACGGCATCGTAAACTTGCTGTTGATGTAGAGATTACCAAGCATTTAGATGTTGATGCTGACTGCTTAGAAGGTGATGATGATCGTGAGTATGAAATCCGTGTTAAGCGTGGATTAGATTATGAGGATCTTGTCACTGCTATCTTCCACGAATTTGTACACGTTAAACAAGATGTGTTAAAAGAATTTCCTATGTTTACTCCATCAGAGATACCTTATATGGATCGTCCGTGGGAGATTGAAGCATATGCTGAACAAGAAAAAATGTTAAAAAAATTCAAAAAAGTTTCAGAAAAGACTTGACAACCAAGACATCTTACACTATATTATATATGTAAGCAAGAAAGAAGAGGACTTCAAAAATGGCATACAT